GGTGGTTGGACAAGACAGGCTGTCGAAGTAACACCGACATTCTGCGGTTTCGATAACTATTCAACTATATTCACATCAGGAAGTGATCTGCTTCAGTCATTCTGGAATACGATCATCATGTGGATCGTAGGATTTATCCCACAGATCGTTATCTCTCTTATCCTTGCAGTATGGTTCACTGACCTTCGTCTTAAGATAAAGGCTCAGGGATTCTTCAAGGCTGTTATCTATCTTCCAAACGTAATCATGGCATCTGCTTTTGCATTTCTGTTCTACAGCTTGTTCAGCAGAGGCGGCGCTATCTATGATCTTATCAAGGTACCACTCCTTGAAAGTGTTTGGGGATCAAGAGGTGTAGTTGGACTCATCAACTTCATACTTTGGTATGGTAATACAACAATTCTTCTTATGGCTGCTATCATGGGTGTTGATACATCACTCTATGAATCAGCACAGATCGACGGTGCAACTTCCAGCCAGACATTCTGGAAGATCACAATTCCGCTCATCAAGCCTATCATGTCATATGTTCTTGTAACATCACTCATCGGTGGACTTCAGATGTACGACGTACCTGCCCTCCTCACAAAGGATATGGGTAGCCCTAACGGAAAACTTAAGACCGTCGTAATGATAATCCAGGCAAATAAGCAGGGCGACATCGGTAAGGCGTCTGCACTCTGCGTAATAATCTTTATCGTTTCCGCTGTTATCGGACTTGCACTTATGTTTGCGTCTGCTGACCATGACGGAAAGAAGAAAAAGAAGAAAAGGGGGTAAGCTGAAATGCCAAGAAGTACTGAAATAGTTGGTGAAAAGACAAATAGTACTGGTCTTATCATACATAGGATAATAGCTTATGTTGTCCTTGTTCTTTTGGTCGTTGTTTCACTTTTCCCATTCTATCTTTTGATAATCAACGCAACACGAGGCAGATCACAGGCAGGTATCAGATGGTATCCTGACCACTTCCTCGCAACAAACTTCAAGAACCTTTTCAGCGGTTCAACAGCCGTAGCATACGGAAGCGTATGGCGTTCACTGGCTAACTCACTGTTCATATCAGCTTGTGCTTCATTGCTCAGCGTATACTTCTCAGCACTGACAGCATATGCAACACACGTTTACCAGTTCAAGCTGAGAAAGTTCGCAGATATGTTCATTCTCATCGTAATGATGGTTCCAACACAGGCTTCAGCTATCGGTTTCTACCAGTTCATGAACAAACTTGGCTGGACAGATACTTATATTCCGCTGATCATTCCTGCTGTCGCAGCACCAGCTACATACTACTTCATGAAGCAGTATATGGCGTCTGCACTTCCGCTTGAGATCGTAGAAGCCGCCCGTATCGACGGCTGCGGAGAGTTCAAGACCTTCAACAAGATCGTTACTCCTATCCTCAAGCCTGCATTCGCAGTTCAGATCATCTTTACATTCGTAACAAACTGGAACAACTACTTTATGCCAAGACTTATTCTTACATCAAAGAGTAAGTACACGATTCCTCTGGTACTCAACGCAATGCGTTATGCAGGACCACAGGAGAAGGACGTGGGAATGTTCAGCTTGTACATCGTACTTGCTATCCTCCCTGTAGTAATTGTTTACCTTTGTCTTTCAAAGTTCATCATTCGTGGTGTTGCTCTGGGAAGCGTAAAGGGTTAATACGAAGCTTCAAACAGCGTACAGTTTTTCTGTACGCTGTTTTTTTTGCTCTATTCATTCTTTACTTCTCTTTCCTATTCACATAAAAGCTTCGTTTGCATACCTTTGCTATTGACCGTTATCTCCATTCTGCTCACTCTTTTTCCATTTACGCCATATCCATTACAAATTATTTTATCCGTGATATCCTCACCGCAATACCCCTCATATGTGATATGCTCCACCAAATACTCCCTCTCTGCAAACTCTATCCTATCTTTAAGCCCGACAACTACATTATTGAGCCACTGCTTATCAAGACCATAATACTTCTCCCTCGTGATACCATGTGGTATAGTTTTACCGCTTGAATAGCTATATCCATACTCCCCGTCCACGTTTTTCATATATATCTTCGACAGCATCGATCTCGTATCAAGCTGTTTGCCGTATTCAATAATACGCTGAGTACCGATATTCACCGAAAGGATACTCAGCGACACATTGACCTGCCTGTCCCCTCTGATATATGCACGCCTGCCGTAAGCCTTGACCGCATATACACCGATAGCCTCCCACAGTGTAGACTTCTCTTTGATATTCACATAGTTCACAGTGTCAGTTCCACTCTCGTAGGTTATCTCGCTTGAGGGGCTGTAGCTCTTCATAATATCCGTCAAACTCACCTTAGACCATACCCCGGGTTCAGGCTCGTTCTGCCCCAGCATAAGTGTTATCCCACGGCTTATAAGTTCAAGAACAGTTTTTCCGCCTCTCACCCTTGTTCTGATGTAATCCGCAGGACCGTAGTGCATACGCCTGCTGCCTATATAAAGTGCCACACGCCTGATATTGTTAAGATTTATGCTGTTATTCAGAACAACAGACGCCCTAAGTTCACTGTATGGCGTATAGCGGTCTTTCACAAGCCTTGCTGAAACAATGTTTCTATAGTCCAAATTACCACTGCCAATAAGTTCAAACCTGATGTATATCTTCGCCATTATTCCGCCCCCCTAAGCTTTATCATAAGGCTTCCGATCATCCTGTCAGGGCTGAAAATCCATTTCTATCTCTGAGAGTATGTATCCGCTGTATAAGACCCCGTCTGCCGTGAAATTGATCGCCTTTCCTCCGTTCTCGCTTAGAGCAGCCCAAGCGTAAGCCTTGTCCGACGGAGCGATCCTGCCGCTGAACTGAAATATTTCCGCCGCCTTGCCTGAGATATTTCGCAAAATACCATTCACAGCCTTTGTTTCCTCCTGAATGTAACCTCCGCTTCGCTTAACTCCGTCCATGTAAAATGACCGTGTGCCAATGTCAAGCTTTATCTTTCTCTTTTTACTCACTTATATCCTCCTCACTGCAAATGCCGATACTAAGCTCTGCCTGCCTTTCGAGCCTGTGAAGGGGCAATGTCTGAACTGCGCCTCCAAGCTTTGCGCTCTTAACATTCAGAACCTCGCTTTTTGCAAGCTCCGCCATAACGCTTTCACACTTTCCCTGAAGCTCCTCCATGTCATCGTATTTTCCTGCCTTGCCCATGAGCCGCAGGTCGATATGACATATATACTCAGTGTAAAGCTTTTTGCCGCCCTGCCCAATGACTTCATCGACCACATCATAGCCTTTAAGTCCATAGAAGCCAATTGCTTCTCCACTGTGCAATAGACTGTCAGCCGAAGTGTATTCGCCCATTGCAGTAAAGCCTGCTCCGTCAAGTATCTTTTTTATCTCTGCCGCCATTTCTGTCCAAACTGTCATGGCTCGTCCTCCTTCCTAATATGCGATAACGGCATTGAATACAAAGCCGTCCTTTGAGAAAAATCTTTCCGCCCTTGAAACTGCGCTGTCACGAAGCTCTCTTGCCGCCTTTATCCTGCTCTCCTCGTCAAAAGCCTCCACCGCCTTGCCCTGTGCCGTAAACATGACCTTGTATTCAGCGGCTTTCAGACAAATAAATCTGTAAAAGACCTCCGCTGCCGCCGCAAATTCGCATATAGCCGTACCGCCCTCAGCGACCATTCGCTCCTGGTCAACAGCCTTTTCCATTTCGTCAGCACACACCGTTATAAGCCCTGCATACACCTCAGCCGACGTGCTGTCAAGTCCGCTTAGCTCCATGAAATTGCTCTTTACATTGTCTTTGCTTATTACCATTTTCCTGCTCCTTTCAAAAAAATATACCCGCCCACCGTCCCTTTTTTCATTATCCTCTCAGCTTACTTTGTAGTTTTCAGCGTCTTTACAGCACCACTCGTAAGTACAGAGAAACCTGCAAGCACTGAGCAAACGATCTCGTTGCACTGATTAGTAATAAGCTTATCGTAGTCCACGATAACATCTCCTCCAAGCACCATTTCAACAGCACTGCTCTGGTCGATGCCCACCGCAATACCGCCTGTGAGCTGAGGGCATTTTACAAGCGTTACACCATATGGCGTCTGAACTGTGCCGCCTGCCATATAGTCGCCAATGCAGTATTTCATCTCGTCCATAGCAAGGATCTTAGCCATAACATCAGGAGTACAGATCATGGTCGTCATGTTAAACTCGCCCATGGAAGCCCAAAAAGCCGCCAGATCAGCGTAAGTAAGCTCACTGCCAATAAGAGTCTGAGCTGTAATACCTCTTGTTATCTCAGTCATAGCAAAGCTGTTCACATCTCTGCTTATAGTCGCTCCAAGGTTTCTCAGCACCACGCCAAAAGCCTCAAGCTTCTGCTTCCTTACAGACTCAAAAGAACAGTTAAGACGTCTTGCAAACTTTGTGAGAGTCTTACTGGAGGTGCTAAGTCTGACAGTTGTCATAGGCACATTTCCACCCTCTGCCACAACGTCAGTTGAACCTGACTTTGTAACGTTCAGACCTCTGAAATCCACTCCGTCAGTGTATGAAACAGCCGCCGCTACCTTGCCCATGATAGAAGCCTCGTCCATGCCCTGCTTGACAGTACGTCTTATGTACTCAGGGAAAAGCACTGCCGACTCAGTGGAAATGAAGAATTTCTCCACCCTGTCAGAATTTGCACCCTTTACCTTGATGTCAAAACGCTTGAGCTGTCTTTCAAAAGCGTCAAGACCTTTAAGCTCGGTGTTCTCATAGTTTGCGTCAGGATCAAGCTCAGCCAGCGCCTGTGTGAATGTCTTGCCTGTGATAGAATAAAGTCCCTTTTCAAGTTTGATATTGTTGTAAATATTATTTTCTCCTTTTCAATAATTAAATTTGTCCGATTTTTTTGTACTGATTTTCGTATCATCGAAAACCATTTGTCTTTTCGGGTGAACACTGTTCGCCCCTACAGTGATGATATCACATTCTGGCATTTAAGCCCCTATCTCCACATTGTCATCGCCCCCTTTCACATCTGACCCTTACATCTTGTAATCCCCCGTGATAAAGCTCTCCCTTTCGGCTTTGTAGACTTCCTCATTCTCAGCTGCCTGCTTTTCAAGCCTGCCACGGAAGTCAATAAGCTCCGTAACTGTCATAAGCTCCGCAAGTTCTTTCACACGCTTTGCACTCATAAAAGGCTTGCAGAAATAGCTGAGCCTTAAAACGTCCTTTTCAAAAGCTTCCCTCGCAAGGGCAAGCTCATAGCTCTTGTCGGTGCTTTCCTGCTTCTCCTTTAAGGCAAAACGCTTCGTTACCCCTGCGTTCACCTGTGCAGGCACTGCCACGAACGACCACTCGTAAGCGTCAAGCGGCTCGTCAAGAATGTGATAACACAGCTTACCGCCGTATTCACCGCCCTTTTCATGGTCACAGCCGCCCTTGTACATATCCGCTCCGCATACAGAGCAAAGCTTCTTTCCCATGGTGCAGCTAACGGATACCTCTTTCTTTATTCCGCCCTGAATCTCGCTTATAAGGTCGCCGTTAGAAGCAGTTCGCACCATGTAAGCCTTTGCCATAAGCCTGCGGTAGACCTCTCCGTCTGTCGTAGTTTTCTCAGGCAGAGTTTCCACCCAAGTGTCGAATATTCTAGCAGTCTGCTTTGAGCTTTTAGGGTCATGGTCAAAAATACCCGTTCTGCCCTTAAAAAGCTCCGCAAGCTTCTCCAAAGCGCCTGATGAAAACTTTTCACCATCTCTGTCAATGTCATTGTCACAAAGCGCCACCCTGAAAACAAAGACCTTGTCCTCCGTGAGCGGCTCTCTCGCATAGCTGTTTATCTTTTCAAGCTCCTCGCCTGATACTGTTTCGCTCATTGCATTTCCTCCTTTTTTCTCTCGTTCTCTACCCTTTCGTTTTCAAGCTCCGCCGTCTTAGCCTGCGCATTGTAAAGCCTTGACTTCGCCAATGCTTCCTCGTCCTGAAGATTTATGTTGTCCCACTCTATCTCCACCCCACAAGCATATCCGTTAAGCCTTAAAAACGCCTCGCATATCTCTCTGAGTATAGGTTCAAGCAGTCTGCGGTAATATTCAAGCTCGCTTGTGAGGATATCCGATTGCTGTGCAGACATTCGCTCAGTGGTTGACCAGTTCAGCCCAAGCAAAAACGGTGGTATTGAAAGCTTCGCCACAAGCTGTTCCATAAGCTGTCTGACAGGTATCTCCGTGTCTATCATCTGATTGTCAGCGCCTATGACCTTTATGTCCACATCACCCACAGCCACAAAATCCTGCACCGAGCCGTTTCGTGAAGCCCTCATGCCCCTGCTCCATTCCTGAGCTATCTGCTCTGCACGTTCCTTGGCTCTCGCCCTGTCGCTCTCCCCCTCAGGGTGATAAGTCACCGCATAGCGCACATTTCCTACCCTGTCGAAGTTCTGCCCCATGCACTCGTAAATTCGCATAAGTATCTCGCTCAGCGCAGGCAATCCACGGAGTATGGACACCCCGTCAGGGTGCTTAGGACTAGGATTGAGCGCCGTGTAAAGCAGTTTTTCAGGACTTCTTACCGGTATCTCCTCACCGCTTCCCATGTAAAAAATACGTTTTTCAAAAGCGTTCCTGCCCTCACGCACTCTGTACAAAGTCGGGTCGCCAACATATATCCCCTTTACCTTGCCTGTCCTGTAATCTGCATATATCCTGCCTATCGCCTTGCCATATGTAAGCAGTGAATCCAGATACATATCCGCAAAAGTGTAAATGGACTTTCCCGACACCCCCACGGAAACCTCTCTGCAAAACCTGTCAAGCTCCACCTGCGCCCTCTCGTCACAAGCCCGTAACCTTAAAGCCCCCTGTGAGCCTTATTATCTTGCCGAAACAAGCGTCGATAACAGGAACGTTCGCCCTCAGTGCGTCATAAAGCTCCTGCTGAAAAACCCCCTCAGGCGCAAGCCTGTAATGAAACCCAGACTCTCTGTCAGAGCCTGCCGTGTTCGGCACAAATTCACGGACCTTCTTTCTGAAAATACTCATTTTCTCTCCTTCCTTTCTGTACACTTTATTGTACTAATGCTCAACTGTCAGTACAAAAAAGTCGTCCTTTTCACGCCCCAGACATTCTGCTGCAAAGTATCTCATATCGTCCATGGCGTGATCGTTCTCTTTCACAGGTGCGTCCTTTCCTGCCTTTTCGTCCCAGCGGTAAAGATTTATCTCACGAAGCGTATCACGACACCTGTGGTTTATCCTTATCCTGCCGTCCTTTATGCAGTCCGACACAAGCCTGATACACCGAAACAACGTCGTTCTTTGCAGGCTGGACGGTGAATTTTCCATG